TTATGTCCATGTGTTAGCTCTTGCTGGTGAATTGATGTTGTAACCGTTAACAAACTTGTCTAACTCATTCATCAACAGCTCTTCTTTACGTTCTTTCATCTCCATGTCTACATCAGCAGCCATCTGTTCTACCCAATAGGCTACACCCATAGCTAGTGCATCTAATCTATCGTCATGGGCTAAAGCACCACGCTGTTTAGTTACACGAGTCATTTGGTATGTAAGCATATATCTCTGAGCTTTCTCAGGGGGATGATGCTGTACGCTATCGTAATCCTTTTGGATAACTTTAGGGTCTATGATAAGCTTATGTTGATTCATAACAGGCTCAAGAGTATCAATTATACGCAACTCTTTCTGCTTACTATGTCGTACCTCTTCTGTAGTCACAGGATATATCTTTTTCAAGAATGGTTTCAGTAGTTCTGTAAACATACCGTCACCAAAGTTGCTCTCTATTAAGACAACATTAACTTTATGTTCCTTCGCTATGTTACATAACTTCGTTAGCGTAGTTTCACTATAGCCACCTTGTATGCCAGCACAATCTGCTACATATAAGTAACCATTAAGCATCTTAACTACAGCATAGGCTGTCTCATCCTGACCTCTACCAGAGGGGTCAATAACAAGAACAGAACCATCGTAGTCTACGTAGTCTCCTATAGTGGCTTCTGGAGCAAAGTATTTGTCACCCCCTAGTCCCACATTAGGTAACTCCTTAATCTCCTTCATAACGCCATAGACGAGCTTCTCGGGTGCTTTATCCTTATCAATCGACATCACCATTAGGTCAGATAACTTCAATGGGTATCTATCGGTGTCAGATAAGCTTGTGTCTAACATAAACTGTAAAGCAAACCCTGAGCGACCATAAGATAGCTCTCGTTCCATCAAGTCCTCATCATCAAACCTCATAGGATCTACAGGATTGCCGTCTAACGGACTTTCTGCTTCGTGCATAGCATCCCATAGGGTAGGTGCTAAACGATTCCCATACGCCTTCTCTGCGTCCTCTATGGAGGGGTAACGTGCTGTCCATACCCTCATCTTATATCCACGTTCTGTGAGTGTATTATAAAGACTCATCTCACACTGTGGTGTTCCAAGATACAGGATTTTACCGTCAGGTTTAAGTACCGCATCAAACTCCTTAACGGCTTCACTTAACTTCTCTCTCATCATCTGTGTCATTGAGTTATTAGGTACTTCAATGTCATCAGCAATGATTATGTCTGCCCGACTGCCCGTTAGCTGTCCAGTAATCCCGACAGATTTAACTGAGGGACTACCAGACGCTAAAGCGGGTCTTACATCAAACGCAATCTTGCTCCACCTTTGCTCACTTGTAGCTATGAGATGTTGGCATATTGGGAGTTCCAAGATAAGACGTTGTGTGAATGTCGAAAAATCGTCAGCTCTCTGTTTTGATGCTGACACTACCATGAACTTCTTTTGTGGATCGAGAAGTAATTGGTGTACGACAAATGCTGCTGTAATGTAGGACTTACCTACACCACGGAATGCTTCAATAATTGCTCTACGAGGGCAGTTCTGTATGTAGTCTGCCATATCGTATTGGACAGGAGTAGGGTCAGGCAAGTTAAGATGCTTCCACACTATATACATAAAGTTACGGAAGTCTTTTAGTTGCTCTGGCATCTTTTCCATATTGTCACCATTTAACTTTGTTAGCCCAGTACGCTGCTGAGGATTTACCCTTAGCTATGTTCTTTGCGTGTCGGGCTTTAAAAGATTTACGCTGTTTAGCGTTTTGATTAGTCTTTGCACCTTGCTCACCAAACCTAATAATCTTTTCTTTGCCATTAACTTTTGTTTTGACAATGTGTGATTTAGTTTTGTGTTTGGGGGTACGCTGTGGTTGGTTGATTCTTAAGTTATCAAAAGCACCCATACTATGTATCCTTCTTCTTAAAACCTATCTTAAGTTTAGCGTAAGCTTTAGGAGAGACGGTTGAGTTCTTTTTAGAACGACTAATACCTTTCTTTCGCCTAGCATTAATATTTGCGTATAATCCTCTAGCCATTTCTGCTCCTATTCTGCCTTCTGCTGGCAATTCTTAAGTTGTTAATTGAGTTATCGTTAGGGTTACGGTTCACATGGTCTACATCTTTCCCCGCTACCGCAGCTTTACCTCTTTTTGCAATCATTAAACGTCTAGCTTTGTTTCTATTGCTGCGTTTCTTACGTTGCTCAGGTTTACTGTGGTAATTAGCGTACTCTTTTGCATAGTTTCTCAATGTGACATCTCCTCAAACGGTAATGCCTCCAATAAGTTAGCCATTGGTGACTCTGTAGTGATTACTTCAAGACAAGCTCCGTTGTCCTTAAGAAACTTTGTTGCAACTGACAACTCAGAAGCAGATGCCTCACCAGACTTAACCTTTGCAAGTAAATCTTTAGCTACACCTTCGTGTAATTCGTCTAATATTTTTCTATCCATTAGTAACTCCAAACTACGGGTGTAGAAGTTCTAGTATCAACGTGAATAAACGTCTTAGCGATGCCTATCCCAGTGAAGCCCATCTTCATGGCTTCCGATATGATCTTATACTTCTCAGCTCCGTTATTAACTTTAATGTCTGCGGCAATGCCTTGTGCATGAGTACCACCTTTGGCTTTCTTAGCCTCGATAGGGTGTCCTTCAGGGTCTCGATAGCCGCTTGTAATAGTAAAAGGGAAACCACAAGCTTCACGAAGTTCATCAAGTTTTATCAAGAAATCTTCATTCATCTCATTGTTGCCTGTGAAACTGCAATCAAATTCACTTATGTCAAAATATCTCACCGACCTACTCCTTTAACTCGTTCCATTGTACGTAGACCACCAAGACCAAGCATACCCATTAGTACAGGTAACATGGTTGATGTATCTGCTTGTGGTACGACAACACCAAAGGGTGCTGCAAGTGGACTAATAAGAAAGTTTACGGCAAACCCTAACACACATACCCATGCAGTTGCAGGTCTCCACGAAGATTGAAACCAATTCCCTTTGGCTTCTTGTTTGTTTACTTCGATTTGAGCTAGAGCAATTTGTTGTGCGTGTTTCTCCGACATCGTAGCAATTTCATGTGCTATCTTTTGCTTTGTATCTGCATCGGGAATAAACTTATCTAGCAACCCTGTTACAGGTGCTATTAATTGCTGCATCATGTTATACTCCTACTAATTTAAAGAAGCTGCCAAGTCCCATAGACTGACCCCACCAAACAACAGCACCGCCCACAACTAACCACTTGATTTGTAGCAGGGTGCGGTTGATGCTATCCAGCATCCCTCTAAGCTCATTGGCGTTAGCCGTAAGCGTCTTAAGTTGTTCGTCCTGTAGATCCACTCGCCATTCCAAGCGTTCTACTTGTTGTTTTATCTGCTCCATTTCTTGTTCCTTACTCTATAATTTTAGTAATCGTCATCTTGGTGTAATTCCAAGTAGCGTTACCGTTTACCCGTTGCCCACTACCGTTTGCTGAGTCTATCTTTGCCTGAGATTTGATTTTATCGCCAGCAGCTAAGGTATAAACACCGTTTACGCTTAGGTTAATAGTGTCGTGGTGGTAGGTGTTAGTAGAAAAGTCAGAAAAATCTAATGCAGTTGTTGAACCAGAGCCTCCGTAAAGATAAAGAGTACAATCGTCTACGTTAGTATTCGTGTTACCTGTAAGCCGTGCTTTAACTGTTATAAGATATTTACCAGCTTTGGGGACTACCCAATAGTAGTTTGCACTGTCCCAAGCACTGTCTGAGTCGTATTGAACAGAATTAAATTCAATAGTTCTAGCTGAGTTATCTGTAAAATTAGTTTGATCTGAAGTTCGTGATACAGAAAAGTTGGGGGTGTTACCCCCCGCTAAGTCTCTCGCCTTAGTCACTTGATTACTCCTCTTCGGCTATGCCAAATGTCCTTACCTCTTCCGAGGAATTGTCAATTATAGACTGTGCTTGCGCTCTTTCGGCAACATCAGTAACAATCAAAGGATTGTCTACAGTCTCCGTAGTTTCATTACCTTCTTCGTCCACACTTACTACTTCAACAGTAGCCTCTAGTGGCTCAATAGCAGGAGTAACTACGGTCTCTGTAACTTCTGTAGCTTCTCCAGTTTCTTCGTCATAGGTTATTTCACCTGTAGGTACTTCGGTACTATACTCAGGTACACCAACAGACAACACATAGTCCTCTAGTCTTAGAACAGCCTTTCGGTACTGCTCTAAGTTCCAGTTAAACTCGTTGTTAGTTCTGTTAGTGTCTGTGTCAGCTTCAACACCATCCATGTAAGTATCGAATAGACCATCAGCTTTACGCATAGATCGCTCACGCTTCCACTGTGGGTAATCCCTGTCGATATACTTTTGTGTCCTACGGTTTAACTGTTGTGAAGTTAAGGGCTTCATCCCTTTATGTACAAAAATCATTTGCGTACTCCTATTACAACAGTTTCTGTGGTTGCTGTGGGTTCAACAGTAGGCTTGAGCCACTGGTTAATACCATCGGTTTTCACTTCGTAATCGTAGGCTTCACCTTCACGGGCTAACTCTCCGTCAATGTAAACATCTTTGACATCGTAGCCGTGTGGGATGCTTTGGATTACTTGGTGTGAACCTTCTGTTACCATGATGTTATCTAATGTACCTACAGGATTACCAGTGACATAAACCTGTACGTTGCCCGTTGAGGTGGCAACTGCGGTTGCTGTGTGAACACCTACAGTCGATGCCGTATGTATTGTAGAGCCGCCTAGTTTAAGACCAATCTCAGGAGTTCCTGTTTGGTTTATTGATTTTATTTCCCAAGAAAGGTGATATGTCTTTCCTGCAACAATACTAATGTCCTGCCTACAAGCGTCTGCATTAGGTGTTCCATTAAGATTAAGAACTCCACCAGATATGGTTGCTCCGCTATCTAGCTGAGTCCAACCACTGTCAGTATCAAACGTACCGTTGGTTACAAGGTTTTCGCCTACTTCTTGGACTGAGATGTTGTCTAATGTAAAACTTCTTGCTCCCCCGCTTGATTGATAGGTGTAGAATTGCAGATAAACATCGTCTGCTTTAGCGAGGAAAACGGCACTGTGCGTACCTACGCTTAAAGAAGATTCAGCAAAAATATCTGTGCCAGATGCTAAAGTACTAGCAGTACCTTGACGAACGTAAGCAAGTCCCGATCCGACCTCTGCAACTAAATCAAACGTCACCTTATACGCTTTATCCTTTTTTGTTCCTGTAAGCTGTGATGCTATACCCCCATTAATAGGGTTAGAAGAACCTGCGACTAGAATTGCGTTATTAGAAATAGTAGCGGTTGCTTCTCCCACAGAAATCCAACCAGTAGTCCCGCTATCAAACGTACCGTTATCTAAAAAGTCATCCAAGTACAGCTTATCTTCCTTGGGTAAACCCCCCTGATTTCTCAGGGAGGCTAGTTCTTCTCGCAAGTTTATTGCGGGTTTTGATATTAATACTGTCATATTATTATTCCTCTACTACTAAGCCGTTAACGGCACTGATGGCAGTACCTATACTGTATGTGTCCCTAAACACAGGGTTGACGTTTTGTAACCCGACAAACTCATCTCTGTATCTACCTGAAGTTGCATCACCATTACCAACGTGAAGCTTTCCAGTATCTTTGTCATAGGCTATTGCTTTAACATCGTCTTTACCTGACAAAGTACACTTAGCTCCCTCTTGGAACAGAGGCTTCTCGTCACGATAGATTTTAGCGATTTGCTCTGCGGTTGGAGCTGTGGCTGATACTCGATAAAGGCTAAGACTGCCCGATAAAAGACCAGTATCGTCTACTGAAACTCCAATTCTAGTGACAGCATTAGATGCTGTATAGTCGCTTGCGTGTGCTAGAGAATCTAAAAAGACACCATCGCCAAAGATTTTAACAACTCCGTCTTTACGCAAAAAAGTAAAATGATGCCATCTGTCATCGTCAAAACCAGAACCTGCTATCAGTAGCGAACTTCCCATACCTCTAAATCTTAAAGCACCGTTGTTTGTGTCAAGCCTTAATCTGCCTGTTCCAACACCCACAGCCATACGGTCAAAAATATGTCCGTAGTTGTCAGAAGTTTTCATCCAACCCATAATGCACCAATCACCAGTGCCAAAATCTAGGTCAGCATTAAACGGCTGTTCTAGGTAGTTATGACTAGACCATCCACTGTACGCCACAAGCTCCGCACCAGTTGCTACAGCAGACTTAGTCAAGTTACCAACGATGTTTAGACCGTTGCCGTTTACTGAGCGGTCTGCAACTAGCTCTTGAACAGAAAGGTGCATAGTTCCTGAGTTTGTATTACGAACAAAGAAAGAAAGAGCATCACCAGTAGCCGTAAAGGTATGTGTTATTGATCCGTTTGAGTCTCGTCTAACTGTACTACCTATACCGCTACCTGATCCAATTCCCATATTACCTGTACCAGAATAGTTAGATACAGTAAGTGTAGCGGTGTATTGTTTACCAACTTCAAGTGTAGCTATTCTATTAAAATAACCTACCACGGCTGTTGAACTAGTGACACTCACTGTTTGAGCGTTATCAATAGTCCAAGTAGCTCCACCAGTATTGCCTGAGTTTCCTGCTGTGTTTGCTATCTCAGGTGCGCTAATAGTCTCAGCAGTAGTATCCATCAAGGTTGCTAACTTAATGTCACCGTTCATCCAACCTGTGTTGTAGGAGGATGTGGTGTAGTTAATCAGAGCGTTATCCCTTTCACCAAGACCGCTAATTTGGCAAAGACCTGCGCCAGAGCCTATAGCAAAGTCATCTTTAAGCTGTGCTAAACCTTTAAAAGAGCCTGTAAGTATGCGGGGGTGTAATCCTGCTGTGCCGTTAGTGTAGGGATAATATTCTACCAACCTGTCAGTAAAAGTTTGATCGGCTTCAGTGATGTCATAAAGAGCAAGCTCACTAGCAAAGTTATAATGACAAGCAATCTTGTTGTCTTTTGTAAAGGCTATTTTACCTATACCTTGAGACTGTCCTGTAATATCAACAACATTTCCATTGTCTTTAATAACACTTACACCGAGTCTAGTAGCAACTGCTATGGTTGGAACAGGTAATCCATTATTAGGGTCTATAGGTGCGTTGGGAAGGATTTTTACGGCTACATCGTTTACTTCACCGTCTGCAAGTTTGTTATCGTTCTCAACGATGTTCATGTGACCGCCCCAAGCGGTAAACCTCACACCGTCTCTTACGCCTCTATTAGAGCCACTTCCTCTTCCTGCGTACTTTTCTGTAGTATCCGCTACATAATCAAAGATTAATATCCCACCATAGACACCAAGCTCACTAGTCCCTTCCTGCTTTAAGCCTACAAAAATCTTACCGTCTTTAGCAGTAAGTGTGTTCATATCGAAACCGTAGCCGTCTGTCGCAAACCGCACACTGCTACTTATTGTGTGTTTGAACCACATAGGCATTGAGGGGTCATCACCATCATAAATGATTAATTCATCACCACCATCAGCCGCTACAACCACAGCAACCGCAGGGAACTTCTTAGTTGCGCCCCTCTCGGATGTGTTCAACGCTTCGTTGTACCATGAAGTACCTTGAGTACGGTTACGCCATGCACCACCGTCAGAGTCTTTGCTAGTGTCATAGACAAATACGTCTACGGCAGTTGTTGATTTAGACTCAGCTATGGCTGTAAGGTCTTGATAAGCAACACTACCTAAGTTAGCGGCATGAGTTGCGGCTGTTGAAGCGTGACCTGAAGCAGTGGTAGCGTGGGTCGATGCTGTAGATGCAGAACTTGATGCTGATGTTGCACTGTTTTGTGCGTCAGTTACAGCGCCCGCAAGGTCAGTAGTTTGACCTAGCTTGCTTACTAGTGTTGCCATGTTGCCTGTAGATGCGCTAAGATTTCTAACCTCATCACTCACACCAGCGACTGTCTGTACTTCACTTATAACGCCAGCAACCGAATCTACGTTTGTAATACCACCGCTTACATTATCAATACTGTTTCCTGCGTTTAAGCTAGTGGCTACTGTGCTTATGTCAGCGTTGTTGCCATGTACAGTAACGACTTCAGCTGCAATACCCGCAACTGTCTCTACCTGAGTTGGGATTCCCGCAACTGTGCCTATGTTGTTTGAGCCATTGAGGTCTGTAGCTACAGCCACAACACTAGTTAAGTTATCACCAGTTGTTATAGTATCTATATCACTTGAAGCAGAAGCTACAGTGTTTACATCGTCTTGCATAGAAGCAACAGTTGTTACTTTAGCTTTGTAGTCGGTGTTAGCTACTGTTTGTACATTACCTTT